GGAGGTGCCGTAACAACTGGAACCGAGGGCACTAATAACCCAGTCAACTCAGGTCCAACAAAGAGACAAAAAGAACTAATGGCTGAAATAGCAAATGAGAAGAAAGAAGATCCTATGGTATATGATGGTAAAGCACAAGATGAAGATAATAAAGAAGCATTAGAAGACGCAGGTCTAGAAGAAGAAAAGAAACTAGAACATGTAAGTGGTCATCCAGAAGGACCTGAAAGAAAGAAAACTGCAACCATATTAAAGATGTTAGTGCTAACTTTAGAACTTAAAAAAAAAGCTTTAGCTAAAGGCTTTGGTGACGATGATGATTATAACCCTAATAGAGCAAAACCTACAATAGGTAGACAATATACAGAAACGATAGAAGATAAAGAAACTGGTAAAAAAATCCCAGCAAAAGTTGTCAATATAATTACAGGTAAGAAAGAGAGAATACCAAAATGGGTTAGAGCACAGAGTAACAAGAAACCAGTCAAAACTAACCCAAGAAGTAGATATTCTAGTCAAAGTGGGAGGGCCCATAATATGACAACAGAAGTAAAACCAAGAGAACATCAAGATAAAATACCAAATACTAAAAGAATAGCAACAGAAGAACAACGTGCAAGGCGAATGGCAGCAAGACGAAAGAGAACAGATGTACAGAATAAACTAAAGATGTTAGAAATGGCTTTTGAGTTAATGAAGGTAGAAGGATGTGGTAGTACATGGTCAGAACCAGGAAATGGTAACTTTGGTAGAGAACCGGGGGTCACTAGAGACGATGAATCTAAATCACCACAGGCTAAAATTCAACCTAAACATGTATCTGAACCAGTAAATGAGGAAGGTGCGGAAGGATTAAAGAAGACTAAATTGTTAGAACATTCTAGAGAGTTTGAATCATCAGGAAAATTAACTAGTAATCAACAAAATAAACTAAACCATAAGAGAGAAGAGTTAGGTGTAAAAACAGGTGATATACCATCATCTAAGGTAGGTAGAAGGCAAACCGGAAATCAACATGCTAACAGTATTGGGGAGCATGATGGTAGATCTTGGAGTGCAGCAGACGCACATACTATGGGTAAATTAGATCCTGACTTGGCAAGTAAATTAAAAACTGTAGAAGAATTAATCAAATTTGATCGTGGAATGGCAGCAAATAACGCAGAAGGTGGTAAAAAAGACAACTTAAGGACCAATATAGATGAATTAGCAGAGGCTTTTACCGATAAATCTACAAATATTGCAGATCCTGGTCACGGAGATGGAGGAGTTAGAACGGGGGCCTCCTATGACAATGCACAACAGAGTACAGGAGAACAACAACCACGTAAAGTAATACAAGAAAAGTGTACATCATGTTGGGATGACAATGCTAACGGTAATGATAACGAAGAATACGAAAAGTAGATGAAATCTAGTCCTATATAAATGTATCAAGAAACCTTATATATATCAAATTCAATATAAATGGTAACAACATGACTGACGACAAAGATCATAAAGATGAGCAAGAAAGCAAAGAAGAGGAATCCGAAGAAAAAGACGATAAAGTCGAAAAATCTTTAGATGCTCTTGCAGACGTCATTAAAGGGTTCGATATTAACGGACTTAGAGATGACATCAGCTATGTAGGCGAAACCCTTGATAAATTTGAATCACGTCTAAAAGCTTTAGAAGAACCAACTGACCTTCCATTGAAACCAAAAGTTTCAGCAGAAGACGATATTGGTGCTAAAGTCAAGACCCCTGATGAATATCAAAGTAATTCCCAACAAGCAGGTATTAAGGAAGCAGATCCAGAAAATTCAACTGGTGATGACAAATCCAATCTATCTATGCAAGAAAAATCAGTTTCTCAACAAAACTATGCTTTTACAACCGAAACACCAAGACCAAACGCATCATTAGATACCATTGAGAAATCATCTGGTATTGAACTCAACCCTGTGTTGAAGGCTTCTAGAGAAGTTGGTGCAGAAGGACTTAGTTCAATCGGTAAGCGTATTCTTAGTGGTGAGTTCGGACAACCAGGTGAAGGCGAGGTTCCACAATGGTAAAAATAAATACTATTGACGAACTAGAAGCACTTTACTATGGACACAACCGCAACTCATTGAGAAAGGCAGATTCTCCAATCACAACTTCAACCACAGGAACTTTTAACGCCATATTTGGTGCATATGCTTGGGCTCAGCTCAACATGGAAGCCAATGCTTTTGGTGTTTTACCAAAGTACCCGTGGGACAAGAGTGGATGGAGGGTTATAACCGCTAAAGCCGATAGTATTACTCACGGTGCATGTGCTAATACATGTGTTACTACATTGGGTGGTACAATCGAAGGTGGTTTAATTGCCAATACCTTAAAACCAACACTAGCAGAAATCGATGTCAAACCAAAAACAGCTCAACTACCATTCAGTGCCTCAGAGGTAATGGAGTGGTTAGCTACTCACAGTAAAGACGACATCTGGGGTGGTCTAGGTTCACTTAGATTATTCATGGCAGTTCAACATAAAGAATTGTTAAACAGAATGTTAATGTCCGATGTGGAAGCAGTTGCAGCTTGTGCAGGTGCATGTAATGATAACACTGGTACTCTCAACTGGGAGACACTAGATCGTATCATTTCATCCGATGCAGAAGAGGACGCACTAGGCGGATGTTCAGACGGTTATTATGACCCTTGGGCAACAGCAAGTGCAAGTCCAATTGATAGAGACGCAGGTACTACCTATGACTCTACCGTGTCTTCTCCATCAGGAACAATCGGCACTAATGGTATTATGACTGATGATGTTCTTAGAACATTCCTCAGAGACGTTAGAAAGAAAGCTGGTAAAGATCCAAATGTATTCCTCGGTTCACACGAAGTTTATTCCGAAATCCAAGGCTTGTATATGCCTTCTGTCCGTATTGCAAATCCATACGGTGAAGCATTAGTCCAAGTTGACGTTAACGGAATTCAAACATTCAAAGGAACTGGTGTAGGTATACATGTAGACTCTATTTACGGAGTTCCATTCATTCCAACCAAAGACGCCCCAAGCAATGCTTGTGACGCATCAGAAGTTGGTAGACTATTTGCATTAGATACATCTGATGCAGAAGGGTATGGTTATCCAAGAATGGGTATTATGGTATCAATTCCAACAGAATACTATGAAGCAACACGCAGAAGTCCTGGTTATCCATTCATCAACAATGCATTCGTTGAGAAAGGTGTATTCAGAACTATGGGTGAAGTTGTTTGTAGAAGTTTCATCGCTCAAGGTAAGATTAGAGATATTAAACTTTAATCGAACCACATACGAACCCAATTACCTTAAAACAGTGGGTGTTTTAGGTGACTTTTTTTATACCAATCCTTATATATCATCTTGACCACATTTATATATGGCTTTAACAGTCGCAGTGGATTCAGATTGGGAAAATCTTACAGGGAAAACCTTATCCGTACAATCCGAACTAACATCTAAATTGAAAACAACAATAGTAGATGTTACTTTTGGAGCATGTGATAACTATGCAACATGTGGGGTAACAGTTGACCTTTCACTGGGCGGTAGATTGAGCACCATTTTGGAAGCATCAGTTATTTCAAATGATGGTGGCCTTTTACTTGAATACGTGCCAGCCGCTTTAAATGCAGCAGCTACAGGTAAAGTAAAAGCATACGGCTATATCAATGACGATTCAGCAGGTGTCAATACAACCCCAGAAGCTTTAACCGAGTTAGCAAATGCATCAGCAATTACTAACAGTCTGGCAATCAAGATTCGAGTATTCGGCTACTAGAAATAGTGCCTACTCTTTTTTTATATCATAATCCTTATATATCTATTTATATAACTTAATACATGGGTGACAAGAATAATCTAGTTGAGGTTACTATTACAGATACCTTAGCAAAGACAGGTCACGGAATTTTAAAAGCAGCATATGTCACAGAGTCAGGAGATAATACCTGGATCATTAGAGATGGCACAGCAGCAACAGCAGCAACTGGAACCTTCACATTGGCATGTGCCGTAGCATGTGATACAGTAACAGTTAATGGTTTAGTTTATACAGGTGTAGCAGGAGTCAAAGGTGGTAATACTCAATTCTCAATAGATACATCAGACTGTGCAGCAGCCACAGATTTAGCAGCATCAATTACATGTGATTGTAGAACAGGTATAACTGTCACAACTATAGATCAAACAGCAGCGGCATGTGCAGCCGTAGTTACAGTAACTGCTGGTACAATAGGTACAGAAGCAAACCTAATAGACATATCTTCAGCACAAGGTACTATCGTAGCAAGTGGTGCAACTCTATCTGGTGGAAACGGGGACTCTATATTCACAGTAGATAATAATGCAATAACTAATGGTCCTATCCTAATGCCGTATATCAATCATCCAGTTAAGAATGGTATATATATAGATCATACTGCTGGCACCACAGGAAGACTAGTAGTCATCTACGAATAATCTTTAAATCTTATTAGAACGTTTATATAATATGGCAACTTGTTATGCAACAACCACAGATGTAGCAGATTTTCTAAGAATAACAATTTCAGCATGCACAAGTCCTTCTATAGCCCAGGTTGAGAAATTAATCAAAAGAGCTGAGGATAGGGTTGACCGTAGAACAGGACATGCTTGGAGAACTAAAACATCCACAGAAATATTTGACTTACCATTAATGTACACATTTGGATGGGGTACAATGCTTACACTTAAACATAGAAATATCAAAGTATGTGCTTGTAGTTGTACTGCATTAGATACATGTGCCGGTGATATGATTGAATTATGGAAAGGTTCAACCAGTCAATGGGAATGTACTGCAGCAAGCCAACAGAATTATGAGGTAGAATATATCAAAGGAGAGATCTATCTAAGGGGGCTTATATTCACAATCCTAAGAAGAAACAGGATAAGAGTAACATACAGATATGGAGAAACAACTGTACCAGATGACATAGAAGACGCAGTAGTTAAACTAACATGTATTGATTTACTAAGATCCTCAATTAAGATGGATGACCTTGAATTTGGTGGTTCTATCAATAAAGAACAGGCTATGGAGAAATGGCAAGAAGATGTAGATAAACTCATACGTGACCGTGAGGAAGTGTATGTTTTACCATGACCGGATGGCTTAAAATCAATAATCATTCTTGGGGTAAAATTAGAAAGAGAATGATGCGTGAAATGGGAGAAGAAATAAGAGATAAGATGAGGGATGATTTTAGTAACCTATGTACATATTATTTTGACGATAGTGATAAAAAAGATAGTATAGTGTATGATGAGGCAGCAAAATTGATAGGCAGTGAAGAATGGGCCGTAGCAGCATCAGATACAGGTAAGGATTGGATATGGAAGAAAGAGCCACCATATGAAAAGATTAAAAATTGGTTGATTAAACGTCAAGGTGTAAGCAAAAAAGATCCTAAATTACATTTATATGTTAAAGCAGCACAAAAGAGAATATTAGAAGAAGGTATTGACTCATATTATTGGGTAGATAAATTCTTAACTGACTTTGTAAGACCAGGGAGTGCACCATGATTACATATGATGCTATATTAGATTTGCAGACAGCCCTTTCATGTGATTGGGGAGATGCATGTACCCCATGTGTTGGGACAGCACCTACAGTTGACTTGGTATGGGATAAGAAAGTAGTAGGATTTGACGGTGATGTATCTGAGAGGATAATAATAACACCATTAAATGAGACTATAGATCCATTCGATTTGTTCGGAAAAGCACATTGGCATGAACTAGCCGTAAAGATAGACGTTAGAACATATCAGTCAGGGGGGATCACTAGACAGAATATAGTAGTTAAAGAGGTATCTAGAATACTTAAGAACATCATTAGACGTAATGTACAGGGCTTTTTACAAGTAATTATAACCAAATCAGAGACTAGAAACCAAGACTACAGAAACATGTTCAGACACCTTATAGACCTCAAATACCAGGATGCTCAGACACACACCTTCGTATAAATCTTTATATATAAAATAATGGCATTATAGGTATGGTTCTAACAGGTGCGTATGCATATATTCAATGGGCCGAAGAAGCTGCATTCAATGTTAGTGCATTTACCTGTGCTGCAGCAAAAGATCGTGTAGCATTCGGATTTGAACAAAAAGTTTCCTCATTACAATTTACAAATAATAAAATACCATTAGCTCAATTAGGAGATGTGCAAGTTAAAACATTCGCCTATGGTCAAACACAAGGTTCATTTTCAATAGAATTTGTATTAGGAAATGCATGGTTCTTTAACCTATTAGGATTTCGTGTACTTACTACATGTGGTGCATCAGACCCAGTAACACACTCATGGTGCGTTGACACAACAGTAGCAACTCTAGAACCACATTCATTTAGTATGGAAGTAGGATTTGAAAATGGCTCATGTGATATTTTAAGAACAACGACAGGTGCTTTGATTAGTTCAGCAAGTTTCAGTACAAGTGTAGGTGAAACAGTTAAAGTAAGTTTAGATGCAGCCTTTGCTAATGAAGGTGTAACAGTAGGTGCATGTGTACTATGTGCATGTGCAGCAAGTCAATCTATTTGTGATAATATTCCATATACATTTGCTCATGGTGGACTTTATTGGTGTGTTGCAATATGTGATACAGCAATAGCAGAAGTACAAGATGTGAGTTTCTCTATTGGTCAAAACACAGAACATTTGTGGGGAATTGGTAACTCAGTAGCAGTTGACAAATATAGACGATTATTTGAATTAACAGGTAACTTTAAACTAACATTTGAAGATGTTTCAGAATTGACAAAGATATTTGCACAACAAAATGACACAAGATGTAACGTGGCATGTGCACCAGCATTAGCTGTTTCACAACCAACATTAAGATTAATCTTTTGGAACGGTGTAGGAACTGACACTGGTGGAGGTATTATCACTGCAGCAGCCGGTACAAGGTTGATCATGATTGATCTTACTGGTATTGCAATAGATTCACATTCAGTGAACATTGAGCCAAACGAACCAATCTTTGAAGATCTACCATTCCAAGCAGCAGGTATTTCTGTCACAGCCGTCAACGGTGTAGCAGCAGCCGGTGTACCAGAAAAGGTATAACACAACCCTTATATATCTATCAACATAACATATTATATGGTACTACAATCTTTTGAAATTGATTTCAAAGGTAAGAAAGAAACCGTAGAATTTGAGACAGAATTATCATTCGGGGACACTGAACTTATTATCAATAAATCAGTAGACCTTACAGATGTCAATAAACCAAAGATTAACATAGCAAACTATCGTAAATTACTATTACTTAAAACTATTAGAACAGCACCATTTACTTTCAAAAATGAACAACAGATTAATGCTGTACCAAACAAAACAATGAACATTGTATTGGAGAACATATCCAAAGAATACCCTCTAGTTAATTTTTTAGGGGATTGGATGACGAGCTTCATGGGCTCAGTGGAGGAGAACGACTTACCCTCGGAACCTACGCCTTCTGTGCAACCAAGTTCGGATGGACCAAAAGAGAAACAGACGACCACGGAGCCGTCTTCCTCAAGCGACTAATAGCATATACTACTAAATATATGAAAGATGGAATCAAATTAACTTAGTAAATCTTTAAATCTATCAAAACATTTATAATTATATGGCAGATTATAAGCTACGTGTTGAGGTAGACGAGCAGGAATTAACAAAGAAACTTGTAAAGGCATTTAAAGAAGCAACCAAAGGATTTAGTGATACTTTCAAAGGTGGTAGTTCAGGAGGTATGTTTTCAGGTCTTAATCAATCTGCTGATGAATATGAGAAAAGGGCAAAAGTAATGTTAGATTTAAAAAAGAAAATGGCCGTAATAGATGAAGCCAGTAAAACACATGCACATAAACTTGCCATGACATTAGAGAAACAGACTCAGCATAGACAAACTTTAATGAAATTACTTGCTAAAGAGAATGAATTACTTAGAAGATCTGGTGGACATTCAGGTAGAGCAGGTTCATTGATTGGTGGTCTTGTAGGTGGTAGAGCTGGATCTGCAGGTGGTGCCATGTTTGATCAACTAAGATCAATGTGGAGTGGTAAGAAAGACAGAGAAAACGTAAGAAGTAAGATGGTATCAGAGTTAGAGAATAGTAGAGGTAAAGGAACTATCACACAAGAAGAGTTTGAGGAGAGTATGAAAGAGATTGAAGAAAACAGAACTCTAGAAAAGAAAGCAAGACCTATGATGCTTGTCGGTATCGGGGCAGGTCTATTAGCAGGTGCAGGTATGTCAAAACTAATCATAGATTCATCACCATTACTACAAGCAATGTTAAAATTACTTAATGTAGGTATTATGTTAATCTTAAGACCAATAGGAGACTTTATAGGATTCTTACTTAGACCTTTACTCATTGAGTTTGTAAAGAAAGTTGCTATCCCAGCTTACAAGGGTGGTGCTAAACTTGCTAAGAAATGGGGGGACTCTTTAGGAAAAGGATTACTAGGATTAATACATGTATTCACTGACCCAATAGGAGCAATAGTAGCAGCAATACATGGTGGATTAAACGCATTCTTCGGTAATAACCCAGAAAATACAAGTATGTTGGCAGGTATGACATATCCAGAAGGAGAAAGACCAGAAGGTGCACTAACACCAATAGAGTTCATAGGAGCAGAACAAAGAGATTATAGTAAAATACCATCTGCAGGTACAGGTGGAGGAGGTGGAATATCATTCCATGAGTCTCTAATGCAACCATTAATGACATTCCTAGGTAAAATGAATGCATGGTTCTTAGGAACAGGTGCAACTATGATAGATAATATGATTCTTCATATTGGTACTTTCCTTGGTAAATTAACTGCAGCATTCTCAAGTATGAAGAATGTCCCAGATTATTTAAAACTAACTATGACTGGATTCTTTAACAAAATACAAGAAGTGTTTATGTCAGTTAATAAAATAATAAATAATGTATTCGCAAATGTAGGTAAATCATTATCATCAGCATGGTTAAAAATGAGTGAATTCTTTAAAACAACAATACCAGATAAATTCAAAACTTTAGGTGATGATATTGCAAAAGCATTCAAAGGTGTACCTAAAAAACTTGCTGATATAATAGTAAGAACATTCGATGATGTAATGCTTGCTAACAATCCAATAGATGACATACTAACTAATCCTAAAAAAGTAGGACCTAAAGGTGGATCTACTGGATGGAATCCACTTAAAGATATACAAAAATGGTTTCAGAAACCAAATTCACCTGCAGGTCTAGGAAGTAGTACCATGAGTATTGATGATATAATTAAAGCACTTAAAGGTGCATTGAAAAGTGGAGTTAAAAGTGTAGGTCCTCAAATGGCCGGTGAGATGGTATTTTGGAATCTAATAGAACCTTACGTATTAGCACAGGATAAAGGATATGCTGATTATATGGAGAATCGTGATAAAGCAGGAGATAATAATTGGGAATTAATAAAAGACTTTTTCTCAGGACAGGATAACGGTAGACAATGGCAATTCCCAGGTGCTATGGGAACAAACAACACATCCCCTACTGGAGGTAATCAAGGAGGTACATGCCCATTCATGGCTTACGCATGTACAGGTGATTTCGGGGAGCTAATATCAGATGACTTTAAAGAAATAAAAGAACACACAGAAGCAACAAATGGTTCAGCCCTAGACATATTGTCCAGATGGCAAAATATGGGAGAGGATATGACGGCATCACAAGGACAATCATCTAACATAAAGACAAGTTCAATTACATCTGCATTTAATATGCTTACAACAGAAGGTCATTTTAATGATATAGAAAAAAATGCAGGTAGTGCTGCATCAATGATGTCGAGTCTTGTGGAAAAAGTGACATCCGTTCTAGCTAGAGCCAATATACAATCTAAAAAAGATGATGCAACTGGTTCAGAGAGAGCACTTGGAAATAGTGGAGCATATGATTCATGGATAAAAGATACAGAAGGTAATATACAAGCACCTAACTCTAAAAAATACTTTATAGCATGGTATGGACCAGATGGTAAATCAACAGGACATACAACTACACAGACATTATCACCAGCAGCATATTCATATTATAAAAATCTACACCAAACAGGTCAGATAAAGACTTTACACAAACTTGCAAAGGGTGGTATATTAAACGAGCCTGTATTAGGATTTGGACAAAAAACTGGTAAAGGATATCTTATGGGTGAGTCAGGTCCAGAGGCAGTTGTACCATTAAACGGTAAAGGTGGTTCAACAGGGGGAAACACTTTCAATATTACTATTAACGCAAGCAATGTACAAGACGTAGAGAGACAACTCAAACCAACTATCTTAAGACTATTGAAAGAATCAACAAGTAGGGCTGGTATTGTATGAGTGATATAGTTATAACCAAGGTTTCAGGACCAGACTTTGTAAGAAAATTGAACGCAAATGGAGAAGTGTTAGGATTTGATGGTGTTACTGTAGAAGGTATTGATTGTTCAGCAGGTGCTGCAGTAGTAACATGTGATACTGCCAATTGTAGTAATTCTAGATTACTACCTGATGGTACGGCTATAACTATAAATAATTTTGAAAGCCTAGAGTTTAATATGGAATCCCCTGCAGGAGACTTTCCTATCCCAGAAACAGAGGACTTTGGTAATATATTAGTAAAAGCAGAGGGTAATAGGTTATCTATAAACGTATCATGGACATTGACATGTTTAGCTGATATTAATGGTAATCCATGTACACCAGACTCACTTACCTGTGATGCATGTTCTGATATATATCCTGTAAATACAGTTGCAAAACAACTTGACTATTTGTTAAATGTATTTCAACCTTACAGTATTGAGGCTAAATATAGAATATTAGTTGATGGTATAGCAAGACAAGGTTATATTAGAAGAATCTCTTTCACTAAATCTGCTGCGACACCAGTAACATATACTGCCGCATTAGACTTTATAGCAGGCGATGCAGTAGCAAGTGAATAGAGATGGCAAGAGTAAAGGTATTAGTAAATAATGTCACGACACCAGTAATAGAAACCCAGGTAAAATTAGAAGGAGAGAGAGCTATTGATGAATCTATATTGGTATTCCCAGCAGGTTCTTCCGTTTGTGTTAGTGATGAGATAAAAATATTACAAGATGCCGTAGACCTTAATTGTATTGTAGGCATGTACAACTTCCAGGGTGAAGTTTTAGATGAATCAGGATTAGATAATGATGGATATGGTGCAATAGCAACCACACGTAGGGACCTACAATTAAAATTCTGTACAACATCATGCACCATAATATCAGATGGTTATAGAGAAGCATGTATAATAGGAAATGGTGCACCAGTAGGTACTTGTGGTAAGTTAAATACAAAGGCTATAGATTTTGATGGTTGTAATGATTATGTTACCGTAGGAGCAGAATGTGTTTATGATTTTGATCAAACAACACCATTTAGTGTATCTGCATGGGTTAAAACATCAGATGTTAGTGTTCCTATAATATCCAAAAAAGCAACAGTATCAACTGATAAAGGATGGGAAGTTAGTTTAGATTCATGTGGTAGACCAGAAATTAGGATAACAAGTACAGCGTGTTCAAGTGAATTACATATAAGAGGTGATACTTCAATCAATACATGTGCCTGGGTTCATTTGGGTGTAACATATAATGGAATTCCTGGGTGTGGGGGGTCAGCTATATCAATATACATAAATGGAGATGCTGATACAAAAGGAGTAATAACTAATAATTTAACAACTTGTACATTAAACTGTTCATTGGTTACAATAGCATCATATGCAGATGGTACTCCATTATATTTGGGTGCTATGGATGATGTAAGTATATGGGCTTCCAAAAAAATAACAGAGGAGGATAATAGATCCGTATTTAATAAAGGAATTCAGTCACATGTGTCAGGTAGAACTGGATGTGCTATGAGATTCAATGGTATTGATTCATTTGCAGAGATACCATACACAACTGATCATGATTTTACTGGTAATTTTGATATATCATTATGGACTAGATTCCAAAGTTGTACTACACAATACTTACTTGCAAGAAGAACATTATCAGGTAACGGATTTGCCATATCTGTTAATAGGTTAGCAGTTGGTGATATAGTAGCAGAGATAGATGGAAACCTAATAAAGACATGTGGTACGCTGTATAATGATTTTGATTGGCATTATATTAGGGTGTATAGAGATTCTTGTAATACTGTTCATTTGGATGTAGATAATGTTGAACAAAACACAGCAACTGTTGGGTCTAATTTAACATTATGTGCCCCTGCTATGATGATAGGAACAAACCATAACAAAACAGCCTATTTCTGTGGAGATATAAACACACTAAGATTGTATGGGAAATCGTTAAATACGGTACAGGCAACAAGGGTATACTCATGTGTGACCTCAACATCAGTAATGAAATTCGGGGGAAATGCTACCAAAGTAACAAAAGAAATATTAAAGAAAAACATAGTAGCACAGTCATTTGGAGCAGACCTAGGTATAACAGAAGTGAGAGCACAAGAATATAACTGTAGATCACCTGAATTTATAATAGAAGATCTTGTACGTGCAAATACTTCATTAATACCACATATACACGGGACATGTAGTGGTATAATCATATCAAGATATAATGCAGATGGTAAGCTGATAGATATAATAAGGGATATGACACAATTATCAGGAAGAACATTTCATACAGATGCACTTAATCAGTTTCATATACATGACTCTGCATTTAATAACACATGCTTTGTATTCACACATGGGGGTAATGTTAGAAATTTTGAGGATGTAGAAGATGATACCGAAATAATCAATGATTTGTTAGTTATAGGTGAGAATAAGAAATATACAGCAATTCAATCATTCAGTGGTGATGGATGTCAAACAGAATTCATAATATGTCATGGTGCAATATCAAGTAGAGTTTTAATATCATGTGTTGAACAAACACCAGAGGATGATTATAACACATGCGTTATACAAAAATCAATAACATTCACATGTGCACCTGCATGTGGTGCCTGTAATATACTTGTTGAATATCAATATGAATTACCTTTACTCATAAGAGGTGAGAAAGAATCAAGTATAGTATTATATGGAAGACATAGTAAGAGACTTGTCATGCCTTGGATTAGGACTAGAAATGATGGTATTAGATTCATCAATGGGTATCTAAATAGGTTCAAGGAAATTAGAGCATCGTTAAAACTAGAATTAGGCACAATGAAGAACTCATTAAATGAAGGAGATGTAGTGAGAGTTGTTAATGATATTAAATCAATAGATGATTCATTTGTAGTTAAATCATTGACATGGAGATACCCAGAAATGAAAACTGATGTATTGGTGGGTGAGTTCAAATTTGATGATCTCGAATATGAGAAACAGATTATAGAGAAATTACACGATTTGGAGGGAGCCATAACAGAAGTAAAATCAATAAGATGTTCAGAGCAATTAGAGGAAGTATTATGTATGACTGATGACTTTAACGTG